TGGAGATATCACCGGAAATGCTGGAACAATTCTTGAGAAGCATGAGGCACTTTCCAAGGCAACTGATGCTAAGTTCTCTGCAGGAAGTTCTCAGTATTGGAGAAAGCACTTAGAAGATAACTCCGAATATATCTTTGGTCTTGATGGTCCAACCGAAACCGTAATAACAGGTGCAGATGCAGGTGTGGGTCTAACCAGTTACATCCAAGAAGCAGATGGTGACTGGGATCAACCAGCAGAAGGAGTTATTTTTAACGGTAAGGGTTCTGAAACGGGAACTCTTGAGAATGGTAAGAACTATGGAGGAGAGACAGGATTCTCAACAACTGGATCATTATCAGCGGGATTAGCGTCTGTCTCTGCTGGATACGATCTGTTCCAGAATACTGAGGATGTTAATGTAGATTTTCTGCTTATGGGATCTACTGCATATACAAAAGAAGAGGCGCAAGCACTCGCTCAGAAACTAATTACAATTGCCGAACTGAGAAAAGATGCCGTTGCATTTATTTCTCCACATAGAGGTGCATCAATTACTGATGGTGACGATGGATCTGCTGCAGTTAAAAAATCTTCAGATAAGATTACCGAAAATATTTTAGAATTCTATTCTGCAATTACATCATCTTCGTATGCAGTATTTGATAGTGGTCATAAGTATATGTATGATCGTTTCTCTAATCAATTCCGTTATGTACCCCTTAATGGAGACATTGCTGGAACTTGTGCGAGAAATGACATTAATAATTTCCCATGGTATTCGCCAGCAGGAAACTCAAGAGGCACCATTCTAAACGCAATCAAACTTGCATATAACCCATCTAAATCTCAAAGAGATCAACTGTACACCAACAGAATTAACCCAATAATCTTCTCACCAGGATCTGGAATAATTTTATTTGGTGACAGAACTGGAATGGCGAAAGCATCAGCATTCGATCGTATTAATGTACGTCGTCTGTTTATCTATCTTGAAGATGCAATTTCAAGAGCAGCAAAAGATGCTCTATTTGAGTTTAATGATGAACTTACAAGAACAAACTTTGTAAATACCGTTGAACCTTTCTTGCGTGATGTTCAGGCAAAGAGAGGTATTCAAGATTATGTCGTCATTTGCGATTCAACTAATAACACGGCAGCAGTCATTGATAACAATGAGTTTGTCGCTGACATTTATATTAAACCAGCAAGGTCTATCAACTTTATTGGTCTGAATTTCATCGCCACTAAGACGGGCGTTGATTTTGAAGAGATCATCGGTAACTTTAATTAATAGGTTTAACAAAAATGGCAACTAGAAATCAATTTAATCCACCCCCACTAAGAAAAATTACCGACTTTAAGTCAAAATTGACGGGTGGTGGTGCAAGATCAAACCTTTTTGAAGTGGTTCTTTCTTTCCCAGGAATTGCTCCTGCAGACACAACAACACTGGACAAAGCAAGATTTATGGTGAAGGGAGCAAACCTCCCTGCATCTAACATTGCTCCTTTGGATGTTCCTTTTAGAGGGAGAACCCTAAAGGTTGCTGGAGATAGATCATTTGAAAGTTGGACTGTAACTATTATCAACGACACTGATTTTTCAATTAGATCAGCGTTTGAAAATTGGATGAATGCTATCAATAGAGTATCGGATGCAACTGGTGCTACTGACCCAACAACATACACAGCAGATGCATTTGTGTATCAACTTGATCGTAACGGAGGTACTTTAAGGGCGTATCATTTCTATGATATTTTCCCATCTTCTGTTGGTTCCATTGCACTTGATTATGGAAATAGCAACATTCAAGAGTTCCCAGTTGAGTTCCAAATTCTCTGGTGGGAAGCAATCGTTGGTAACTCCCCCGAAGCAGGTGGAGAAAATATCGACTAAATAGATAAGACAAGGTAGTTTACTTTATAAAATGGCGAAACTTTTTGGTTTTTCGATTGATGATGGTAACGATAAGAAAAAGGACTCTATAGTTTCCCCCGTCCCTCGATCTAATGAGGACGGGGTTGATCACTATATACAGTCAGGATTTTACGGACAATATGTAGATATTGAAGGTGTATATAGAACTGAGTTTGATCTCATCAAAAGATACAGAGAAATGTCTCTGCATCCAGAATGTGACAATGTTATCGAAAGCATTGTAAATGAAGCTATTGTAAGTGATTTATATGATTCGCCAGTTGAAATTGAGTTATCTAATTTAAATGCTAGCGATAGATTAAAACAGATTATTAGAGAAGAGTTTAAGTCGATCAAAGAGATGCTCGACTTTGACAGAAAATCTCATGAAATTTTTAGAAACTGGTATGTCGATGGTAGATTGTTCTACTTCAAGGTAATCGACCAGAAAAATCCTTCTGCAGGTATTCAAGATATTAGATATATTGATCCACTAAAGATCAAACATATTAGACAAGAAAAGAAGAAAAACGCAAATCAACTTCAACCAAATCTTAGAGGAAATGGAGAAGTATTTGACTTCCCTGAAATTGAGGAATACTTTGTTTATACTCCAGCAAGTAGTGCGAATCAAGGTCCTACTTACGGATCTCAGAAAAAAACAATTAAGATTGCAAAAGATTCAATTGCCTATTGCACTTCAGGTTTAGTTGATAGAAATAAGGGAACCATTCTTTCTTATCTACATAAAGCAATTAAATCACTCAATCAACTTCGCATGATTGAAGATTCATTGGTGATTTATAGATTATCCAGGGCACCAGAACGTCGTATTTTCTATATCGATGTTGGAAATTTACCTAAGGTAAAAGCAGAGCAATACCTTAGAGAAGTTATGTCTCGCTATAGAAATAAACTTCAGTACGACGCCAATACTGGAGAAATTCGCGATGATCGTAAATATATGAGTATGTTGGAAGATTTTTGGCTTCCAAGAAGAGAAGGTGGAAGAGGAACTGAAATTTCAACTTTGCCTGGTGGAGGAAATCTTGGAGAACTTTCTGACGTTGAATACTTTCAAAAGAAATTATACAGATCCCTTGGAGTTCCAGAAACCAGAGTTGCTGGTGGTGGAGACGGATTTAACTTAGGAAGATCATCAGAAATTCTTCGTGATGAATTGATGTTCTCTAAATTTGTAGGACGTTTAAGAAAGAGATTTGGTAATCTATTTAATGATTTGCTAAAAACTCAATTAATCCTCAAAAATATTGTATCTCTTGAAGATTGGGAGGTTATGAGTGATCATATTCAGTATGACTTCTTGTATGATAATCATTTTGCAGAACTAAAAGAAGCAGAATTATTAACAAATAGATTAACACTTGCAACAACAGCAGAACCATATATTGGTAAGTATTATTCTACAGAGTATGTTCGTAAGAAAATTCTCAGACAAACTGATAGTGAAATTATTGAAATTGATGCACAAATCGATGATGAAATTAAGAAAGGAATTCTTCCTGATCCTAATGCACCAGTAGATGAGAATGGAAATCCACTTCCTACTGATGGATCAGTTCAAATGGGACAAAATGGTGAAGTTCCAATGGAACCAGTTCCTGATGAAACTTCTACAGAAATTCCGGAACCAAAAGGCGGCAAAATATAAATAACATTATATCAACATAATACAATTTTTTCATGGAAGATATTATCGACTTGATTGCAACTGATGCTTCACCTTCTGAAGTGTCTGATAGTATTAAACAACAACTTTTTGCAAAATCTGTAGAAAGAATTAATGCTATGAGACCTGAAGTTGCTAGCACTATGTTCAGTGACGAAGATAGCGAAACAGGAACAGAAGAATGACTGTAAAACCATTAGCAACTGCTGTTGACGTTAGTATTACTCCAACTAATTTGGGCACTGCAAATGTAATTTCTGTAGTTAATACAAGTAATTCTGCAGTATCTATTACTTTGGCAGGAACCTCATCAATAGAATTTTGGATTGGTGCAGGAGAAAGAATTACTGTTGAGAAAGAATATGCAGCGGATGTTGTCTGTGTTCCAGCTCAACCTGCAGGAACTGTTTACGCAAATAAAGTAGCATACACAAATTAATCAAATGAAACTTATAACAGAAGAAGTATCTAACGTAAAAATTATTACCGAAGGTAAAGGTAGCGGTAAGAAATTATATATTGAAGGGGTTTTCCTTCAGGGTGATATTAAAAATCGTAATGGAAGAATGTATCCAATGGATACCCTTTCAAAAGAAGTGAACCGCTATTGCGAAACTTTCGTTAATAAGGGTCGTGCTCTTGGTGAGCTGGGACATCCCGATGGTCCTACAGTAAATCTTGATCGTGTTTCTCATAAGATTACTTCTTTGGTTAGAGAAGGTTCTAATTTTAGAGGTAAGGCACAACTTCTAAATACACCGATGGGCAAAATTGCTTCATCACTTATTGATGAAGGAGTTATGCTTGGTGTTTCTTCTCGCGGTGTTGGTTCACTTAAAACCACTAGCGAAGGACACAAAATCGTTGGCGAAGATTTCATGTTAGCAACTGCTGCTGATATCGTTGCCGATCCTTCTGCACCTGATGCTTTTGTTCAGGGAATTATGGAAGGAAAAGAGTGGATTTGGGAAGGAGGAATCCTTCGTGAACAACTTGCTGAGAGAACAAGAAAGAGTATTAATACTCTTGCCGCTCAAAGAAAACTTGAGGAGCATAAGTTAAATCTGTTCCAAAATTTTCTCTCAAATCTTTAAATTATAAATAAATATAGATTATAACAAATAAAAATCTAAAACAATGTCCGTTGGTAGCAATTTACAAGAAATGGAAAACGTAGTAACCAAAGGGGCAGCTGCTGCCGATCCCATGCCAAGTGCTGGTACTAATGCATCTGGAGTGATGGCTCCAGGGCAAACCGGTTCTTGGGAAGATCTCGGCGGTCCTACTCCTGAAAATTATCGTCCAGATGACGATTCCGCAACACTTAAAACACCTGGCGCAACTCTCTCACAAGTTAGAGATGTTGTTAATGCAAAGGCATCTCCTGCAGATCCTGCACCTTCAATGAAGGAAGAGGAAGAAGTAGAAGGCGAAGTCGTTGCTGAAGAAGATACTGCTGATGAAGAAGAGATTACCAACGAAATCGAAGAAGAAGCAGTAGAAGAAGAAGTAGAAACCGAATCTGTAATTGAGTATGATGTCGAAGAAGACATCAATGCTCTGATTGCAGGAGAAGAACTCTCTGAGGAATTCGAAGAGAGAGCACGTACTATCTTTGAAACTGCAATCAATACTAAAGTTGCCGAGATCAAAGAAGAACTCGTAACATCTTACGAAGCATCCCTCGTAGAGGAAGTTGCTTCAATCAAAACCGAACTCACTGATCGTGTCGATGCATACCTTGAGTATGTTGCAGACGAGTGGATTTCTGAAAATTCAATCGCTGTAGAGCACGGTCTTAAGACCGAAATGATGGAATCATTCCTTGGCGGAATGAAGACACTTTTTGAAGAACATTATGTAACTGTACCTGAAGATAGATATGATGTAATCGAGAGTATGGTAGATAAACTTGATGAAATGGAAGGAAAACTCAACGAGCAAATCGAAAGAAATATTGCTCTAAATCGTAGATTAGCAGAGTCAGTCGCTGATGTAATTTTTGCCGATGTCGCTGAAGGTCTTGCGATCTCTCAGAAAGACAAGCTCGCTTCTCTTGCTGAAAATGTTGAGTTTGATAGTGAAGAGAGCTATCGTGAGAAACTGGTAACACTGAGAGAATCTTATTTTCCAGTTAATACCGGTGCTCAAAGAGAGGATTCTGAGAATCTATCTGAAGAAGTAAACTTGACCGAAGAGACAGAAATGATCTCCGAAGGTACAACTAATGCAATGGATGCATATCTTCAGGTTCTTCGCAGATCCGCGAAAAAGTGATTTTTAAATCATAAAGTCAAACTAACTTTTTTAAACACTAGAGGTTAACTCAAATGCAGATGTACAACACCGAATATCTGCAGGAGAAGTGGTCACCAATCCTCGATTACGAGGGTATGGATCCTATCAGAGATTCACATCGTAGAGCGGTAACTGCTATCCTGCTGGAAAACCAAGAAAAAGAATTACGTGAGGAAAGAGCATTCCTCAGCGAAGCTGGTACTGGTCCAACCAACTCAGCTGGCACAGGCGGATTCTCCGGATCAGGTTCGGGCACGACAGGAACTCCTGTTGCAGGTTTCGATCCCGTACTGATCTCCTTGATCCGTCGTTCAATGCCTAACCTGGTCGCTTATGACCTTTGTGGCGTTCAACCAATGAACGGTCCTACTGGACTGATCTTTGCAATGCGCTCCCGCTACAACAACCAGACCGGTGCAGAGACCTTCTACAACGAAGTCGATTCTGCATTCTCTGGCCAAGCAAAAGGACTCAACTACGAAGCTGGCTTCACCGATGGTGCAGTTGGTCTGGGTACAACCGCACAAGGCGGAACCAACCCATCGATTCTTGATCCTTCTAACCAAGCAAATAACGCAGCTCCTGGTGGTAACCAGTACAACGCTGGCGGTGGCATGACCACTGGCGAGGCAGAAGGTCTTGGTAACGGTGAAGATAACTTCTTCAACGAGATGGCATTCTCGATTGAGAAGCTCACCGCAACTGCTAAGTCAAGAGCACTGAAAGCAGAATACTCACTGGAACTGGCACAAGACCTCAGAGCAATCCACGGTCTGAATGCTGAAGCAGAACTCGCAAACATTCTCAGCACTGAAATCCTTGCTGAAATCAACCGCGAGATCATCCGTACCATCTATAAGGTCGCAGTTCCTGGCGCACAGGTCAACACCGCAACTCCTGGCACCTTCGACCTTGACGTTGACTCTAACGGTCGTTGGTCTGTTGAGAAGTTCAAGGGTCTGATCTTCCAGATCGAAAGAGATGCTAACGCAATCGCGCAGCAAACTCGTAGAGGGAAGGGCAACATGATCCTCTGCTCCGCAGACGTTGCTTCCGCACTCACTATGGCAGGCGTTCTGGATTACACCCCTGCACTCAACGCTAACCTCCAGGTTGACGACACCGGTAACACCTTCGCTGGTGTTCTGCAAGGTAAGTATCGCGTATACATCGATCCTTATTCTGCAAACGTTTCTGGCAACCAGTTCTATGTCGCTGGTTATAAGGGCACTAATCCTTATGACGCAGGTCTGTTCTATTGCCCATACGTTCCTCTGCAAATGGTTCGTGCTGTTGGAGAGCACACCTTCCAGCCCAAGATTGGCTTTAAGACCCGCTATGCGGTCGTTGCAAACCCATTCGCAAAAGGCGCTACCGAAGCATCTGCTCCAGACAACATCTCAACCAACTCCAACGTATACTACAGAAGAGTCAAAGTCCAAAATCTTATGTGATTCATTGGATTCGCAATTCAAAAAGGAGAGGGTCTTTGGACCCTCTTTTTTTGTCTAAATAAATAAGAAACCCTCGATGGAAGAAAACGACTGGTCAGTTGAATGGACGCTGGATATTAATAAAGTTAGAGCACTTTATGATGTAATACATTATTCTTGGGAAAATTGGCCCGGATATCCAGCAAGACCAAAAGAAGAACAGGAGTTTTTAATATTTGTCAAATCTGAACTTTTTGCAATGTTAATGGACTATACCTTTAAAAAGAAAAATCAATGAGAACATTTAAGGAATTTCAATACATTTGCGAAAGATCTCTTTCTAAGTGTGAGAAAGACAGGAAAGAAGATATTGCCAAAGGTATGAAGGATAATGCTTCCGACTTTAAAGATCGCTATGGAAAAGATTGGAAGAATGTTATGTATGCCACTGCTACTAAACTAGCAAAAAAAGATGTTAATGAATTTTGGAATCCATTTGCAAAACCAAAAGTAAAGGCAGTGGCAAAACCTGCTGTAGCGAAAAGAAATCCTAATGTTTTAGCGTATAAAAACTATAAACCAGGAGTTCTTAATAAAGATACTGGAAAATTTACCCAAAGATCTCATACTGACTCTGAATCAAAAAGATATGGTTGGAAACCTGTAAAAGTAAGTTCTTATGGTCCTGGAGACACGACTTCCCAGGCATATAACACAGGTTCAGATAAAGTTCAAAGAACTGCGGACGGAACTCCATTTACTGGATCTACGCGAGGAGTAGCAGTTCCATATAAGTACAAAAAGAATGAAGTTCCTAAGGGTGTATGGGCAGGAACACCATCAAGGAAATTTGGATCTGAGGTAACATTTACAAATAAACCACTTGGAAATGCTCCAGGAAAAACCAGAACTGTTACCACTAAAGTGAGAGATACTGGAAACTTTGGTGCTGCTGGTGAAGTTAATAGAAGTACTAGTTTTGATCTTATGAGGCAAACAGCAAGAGATCTGTCTGGCAATCAAAAACTTACGCCAACGCAATGGGGAAAAAGAACTGTCTATGTGAGGAATAACTGATGGCAAATTGCGATTTTCCAAATCAGATAGACAATAGAAATTATCTATCCCCTATTGGATTTAAATTTACTTTATCAAAAGAACCAACAGTAGCATTTTTTTCTAATGCGGCAAGAATTCCAGATTTAACTCTTAAAGTAGAAACTCAAAATTCTTATTTAAAAGATATTCCTGTTCCTGGTGATGTTATGGAATTTGGTGATTTTACTTTAAAATTCTTTGTCGATGAGGATATGGAAAATTATATGGCAGTTCATAATTGGTTGTATGGACTAGGATTTCCAGAATCTCCAAAACAATACGATGATTTAGTGACGGATGATAGAGGTCAAAGAAATATAAATTATGAAAGAAGTGATGGAACACTGTTTATTTTAAATAGTAACTACCAAACTTCAGCATCAGTTAGATTTACTGATATGTTTCCATATTCATTGTCCTCTTTAGAATTTGATTCCACTAATTCAGATTTGACTTACTTTACAGCAACTGCGTCCTTCAAGTATACTATATACGACATTACAGTATAATTATGGACTTGGAAAAAATTCAATTGATGTGGGAAAAAGATTCTCAGATGGATCCAGATAATCTACATCAAGAGTCTTTAAAAATTCCTACATTACATTCAAAATACCACACTCTTTATAACACAATTCAATTATTAAGAGAGAACTCAAAAACAAAGTACAGTAAAATTCGTCTCGATAGATATAACTACTACTCAGGAAAGGCACCAGCAGAAGTTTATGCTGAAGAACCATTTCCGTATAAAGTTCGTGAGAAAGACGCTATACAGAGGCATCTAGACGCCGATGAGAGGTTGATGGAAGCAGACCTCAAGATAAAATATTATGATATTACTTTAAAGTATCTTGAAGATATTATCAAATCAATTAATAACCGAACTTATCAAATTAAAAATGCTATTGAGTGG